GTGTCATAAACTAGGATGCCATGACCAAAGATTGTGTTACAGGCGAACAAGGCATAATCATCATAAACAATGGCGGCACACTTCTTGGTGTCCTGTACAATATCCTTGAATAAACGCGCAACCTTCAGCGAGAAGATTGAGTTGCGTCCCTCATTCTTTGACTGCACAACAGCGTTAAATGACCGCAAGCCTTCCGGGTCAATGAAGGCAAAGTCGCCTAACAAGTCAACAAATGAACGCTGATTAATCGAGTTGGCCGTAAACAATAACTGCTTCTTGAACATTGGCTCGGCAAATACAGTTGTTTCATAATTCAGCGTGACTCCATAACTGCCGCCTTGCGTCGAAACGAAAAGCGCTTCGTTGTTCATAACAGTCAGGGCTGTAACCACATTGTAACCAACTGTATAGGATGATCCGGGTGCGCCCCCAATAGTCTCACCAAGAGTCTGGTCTGGTAGAAATGCCTCAGTATCAACTGTTGTATCAGTATTTACCTTGTTGCCCTTATCGGTAATGGCAACTACAAAATCAAGTGGTCGGCCACTAACGCTATGATAAATCAAGGTTCCGTCTGGGCTGATGATAAACAACTTGTTGTTGAAGAAAGTCATCTGCTTGCCAATCGGCACATACTCACGAGATGGAGCATTACGGGCATCCACCGTCAAGACTGCCGTGTTTGATGTTGAGCCGGGATCAGTAAAAGTTAGCGTGTCAGTTACCGCAAAATCAGTACCACCAGAAACCAAAGTGAAAGTTGGATTCCCGCTACCATCTGTAGTTGCAGTGAATGTTGCATTTATACCAACACCATCCGTACTTGTTGGGGCAAAGGGTGTATTATAAGTCCCATCTGCTTCCCATGCAGAACTTGGAGTTGGTGTTCGAGTTTCAACATGGGTTATAACACCACCAACCAACCAATCTGCGTAAGTCTTGGCCGCCCTGTCGCTGGCATAGCCACCCGCAAGTTCAATGATTCGCGGCTGACTTACACCGTCTTGTACAATAATAGCTGCGACTGTTGTTTGAACCGGGGTATCCATCTCAAGTTCAATTGATGCCCCTATAACAGATGTGTCCTTACGCATAAAATTTGACGTTGATGCCGGGACAGCCTGAACAAATATCTCGGCTGACCTGTCCATCGTGCCGCCAGCATAAAGAACAGCCCAAGTGCTGTCAGGATTCAATGGTTTGCGGTACTTGCAGCCGCCATCAAAAAAGAGAAAGACGAACTCTCCAATTGAATAAATGTTCTGGATTGGCGGGTTAGATGTGAACGCGCCTATGTCACCTGAGATGTCGTTGACGTTCTTGATCCCTTCCAATGTGCCGAAACGGTTGCGAACATTCTTGGCAAACTTGTATTCCTCGTTGCTTAAACGAGTGTCATCGACCGACATGTTCATGCCGCCCATAAACGATTGTTGTTTGTAATCAGCCACGTTGCTAATTCCAGCGTCTAGCTATTGTTATGTTATCGTGCGGATGTCGCCCGAACTGCATCAGGCGCTTCTGTCCACGCTCCAGATCAGCAATTCTCCTACCCAAATCCCTAGTCACCTTGCCATCATAAACCATCGACTCCTGTAACTTGCCTTGTTCTTCCAAGAATAACTGCATCATCTTGTGCATCACAATATTCTCAAACCCGTAAAGCGGGAAGGGATCATTGTCGTTCTTGATGAACTTCAGCCTCTTCTTGTAAAGCACCTGAAGTGTGTGCGAGTCGTCCTGTGTCGCTGTGTCGTCCCAAGGAAACTCGGAGATGTCCACAATCAAGTAACGCGACTCAGTTTCGTCATGCGGTATCTCGGAATAAACAATTGATGTATCAGCCGTGTCCACCAGCCTAACCAACCCTCCGTTATTCGAGGCATGATCGCCAAACCGTTCGTTGTTCGTATCATATCGTCTCATGCCCACTATAGATGTAATGGTGCGATTGTTGTCCAAAGTGAGTGCTATTGAATGCGGTGATGATGTGGTTGTGTAGGCAGCTGCCGTGCCGGGATAGTTAGACCAGACCTCAAGTGTCTGCCTGTCCGACGCCGATGTCTCAAAAGTCACGGCCAACTTCTCTGTAGCTGCGATGTTGGCAAACCAATGGACTGTCAGGCCAGTTGCCGAGCTACCGCGAGTGCCTGTAATCGTCGAGGACAACGATTTCTTGAGCGGATCGTAACCAACTATTCGCCAGCAACGATCATCGCTTCGCCAATTGTTGTGGTTGTACTCCGATAATAGATTGTTAATTGTCCAGTTAAGTTTGGATTCCTTCTCGCGCATGCCACGAATAGCGTGAACATCACGACTCAGAGCTATCCGCTGTTTACCGGCAACATAGAATTCCTCCTCAACCAATGAGCCGGGAATGTCAACTTGTTCATAAATCGACTGCATTGCCTCGTTGAGAAAGTCGAGGATGACATAACGCTGATTGGAGTCACCAGCATTAAGACCAACCTTCTTGCCAAACCTGTCAATTATGTACTCAGCACTCATCGTTTAGTAATGGCTGCGACCGTTAGCTTGGCTCTTTTTGTAATCGCCGTTACCGAAGTTGCAGTTCTTTTTGCGATTGCGCTTACCGTTTGACTTGATCTCTTCGTTATCGCTGCCCAACTCATGTTTCAATTCCCTTACAGCTTCCAATAACTCATCAAGGTCATTGCGCAACTCTCGACAATCATTGGCGTTCAATCTCATACTCCAACCTTGCGACCATCTTTAGAGCGGCCCTTGTGAACTCTGGCGCGGCCTCTCTTGCCCTTTGAAACTCCGGGTGTTGGCTTAACTCCGTCACGCCCTCCAACCGTGGAGTGCTGCACCCGCTCACCATCAATAAGAGCATCAATGTGGCCCAACTTGTCTTCCAACCGATTCTTTGCATTGGCTTCCCTCAACGCATCCGACAGCTTATAGATCAACCGTTCCAATGACGGTATGGCCTTAAACAGCGATGCAAGTAGTTTAACTATTCCCATTTGTATCTGTCTTTATGCCTTTCCGTAGGAAGGTGGCAAGTAAAGACGTTATGATTATGTGAACCATAGTTCCAATTTCCATATCTCCAGAGAGATACGCGCCCACAGCTGCGAGAATACCACCGGCTGCCGTTATGTATGTTTTTTTACCTTCTAATGCTTTCATTCTATTTATTCATTGCTTTGACTAACTCTTGTTCCTTTTGGCATTTATCAGCTGTTTAATCTTTAAAATTATGTACACCAGTGTTGCCAGACTGATTGAAACTTTCAGTAAAATATCGATTTCAAGTAGCCAGTTTCCAATTCCTGAGACAGAAGCCGCAAGAACTTTTAGGTCATCGAGGTTCATGTAAAAATTTGTCAACTAACATCTGCTTGGCGACCTCAATTACACCAATCATCTGCTCCAAAGTCAAGTCCAATTCCTGTTCAGAATACTCAATAGCCTGACAAATCCTTCGTGTGAACTCATTCAATTGTTGTCTCTCAGTCATTTCTTCTTCCTTGGCGCTTTCTTCTTTGCAGATTTCTTAACCGGCTTCTTTGCGACATCCTTCAAAACCCGTATGCGGGGAGCAGTCGGAAAATGTTTAGGCCAGTCATCTACAAGTCTTTGTAATTCCTTTAAAGAGTCATCAATACTTTTACCACCTTCCTCAAAATTTTGTTTACGCCCAAAACTAGGTCTTAAGACTTTTTTTTTACTCTTTGCAGCTGGCTTCTTTGCAGCTGGCTTTTTCTTGGAAACAATACGCGGTTTCCCTTTACCAACACGCAAACCAGTTACCTCGTCAATCAACGACTGCATAGCTTGCTTGGGCGTTGTTTTCTTTTTAGCTACCTTCTTGGCTGGTTTCTTGACCGCTGGTTTCTTGACTGGTGCTTTCTTTGCTGGCTTCTTTGCCGATTTCTTGGCTGGCCTTTTAGTTGGCTTGCCTGTTGGTGGTTTAGTTATAGGCTTGTCAGCTGCACGTTGCCATTTTGGTGGCCCTTCTTTTGCGGGTTTCGGCTTCGGTTTTGCTGTTGTAGGCATTGGCCTAGCTGAACCTGTTGGCTTTATAAAATCTGGTTTGTGTGTAATTCGCCTAGGTTTTGGAATTGGTTTTAATCCTAATCTTTCTTGCACTCGACGACCCTGTTTTCGCGCAAACTTTACAAAATTATCAAGATTCTTACCGCCTAATGTTTTAATAAACTCTTTACTCATTACAGGTTTTTTACCTGTGAGCCACGGCTTCATCTTTTTGGCTAATCCCGGTGCATTTTTTAGTTGTTTAGCGCCACCCCAAACTGCCTTACCTCCACTTGCTGTAAGCCATGCGTTAAGTGCTTTTTTTCCTACCTCTAAACCAACATCACCAGCACCGGCGCGTGAGTAGCCTGTGTCACTCTGTCCTATTCCACGATGTTTGGGAGCTAGATAGTCTAGGAACATTGTTCCTGCACTTTTAGGCGAACTTGCTTTTATTGTACCAAGTGGCCTTTTAGTTGTCTTTGCAGCTGGTTTAGGTGCTGGTTTAGCCTTCGTTTTGGAAAAAGTTAAGGGCCTTTTTAAAGCTGGGTCTGGTTTACGGGCGGTTTTTTTATACTGTTCCTTGTACTTTCGCTTGTCTTCAGCAGTGTACATTCTAACGGTATGAATCTTGCGCTTGGCTTTCGGCTTTAAATGTGGGCTGGGTTTACCATTAACTGTTATCTTGGTCTTACCATGACGAATTACAGTAGGCCCAGTTGACGCTTTCCTTGATTTAGACAATGGCGTGACATACTTGCGCCCACCAACTCGTCTTTCTTTGCGCTCTTTAGCTTTACGACGACTTTCCTTGGCCAGTTCCATCAAGCGTTCGCCGCCCTTCTTACGCCTATCTTTGTAATATTTTCCTCTAATTATTGCCATAAATTATCCTCCGGGTGTCCAGTTGGGGTTCGACGGACTCCGACCGTAATTAGCTGGTTGCCGTGGCCTTTGTGCCGTTGGGCCAGATGGACTTTGACCATACCCTGCACCGGGATTAGTTGTTTGAATTGTTCTACCTCTTGGAGCCTGTGTAATTGGACGTTGGACAGGAGGCCAAGGACTCTGACCAGCCACACCAGATTGACCGCGACGCGGATCAAGTCCCGGTGTTGGCGATGGTATCTGAGGTAATCCACCAATAGATCGACCAATTAACTGACCAAAATTTGTAGGCTGACCCCAATTCGGATTTGATGGACTGGCTATTGGCGCACCAAATGTAGCTTGGGGTCGATACTGGTCAGCAATACCAGCTACTTGTGACTGTCTCTGTCCCATCATTTCCTGTAACGCTTTAAGTTGCAATATATTCTCTAAAGAAGGGCCAGAAACACCACCCCCCGCGCCAAGTGTCTCTCGAAGCCAATCTTGCCCACTTTGGGGGCGATGTGAGACATCACGAAATGTGGGTTGTTGCCTTTGCCTCGCCATTTCCAGTAATCCCGGTGATATGAATGGATCACCCACAAGACCACCAAAACCACCACCACCGCCACGACCAATGTCTGACCCAACTGGCCCCATCTTTCCTATCTGCCTCTCAGCTTGTTGAGCGGCAGCTATTCCTTCCGGTGTGTACGGATATTCTACTCCAGCTACAGTAGGCATATCATCATTTTCATTGTATAACAGATTCGCAACCAGCACCGACCCAAACAACAAGGATGCTTATTGCAAGAACTATTAAAGACCTTTTAAGTTTAACCATCAGCTTCTTTCGCTTCCTCAATCTTATCAAAACTAGCGGTCAACAAACCCATGAAGTGATTTCTACCACCATGAGCTTGTTCCAAGTTGAAGCTGATCGTACGAATCTTGTTCTCCAAGTCAGCCACATGATTCAGCAGCACAACTTGTTCTTGAGACAAGTCTGCTACGTTATGTTCTTCACCGTTGATAACAACGGTCTGCTCTGTCTCTTTTTCTTTTTTAGCCATAACCAAATTCTACGCTTCTAACGTCTTCACCCGCGCACTTAACTCCTGCACCGCCTTAATCAGCGGCATTACCAGATTGCCGTATTTCAGCGACAACTTGCCGTTCGGTGACTCGTTCACCAGATCGAACTCCACACCCGCCTCGCTCATCGCGGTCTGCACATCCTGTGCGATCAGACCC